CGCTTTCTTTTGATTACCAAATAAGAACACTAAACTACTTGCTAACCATATCGCTTCACCACCTTTTGCCTTGATTTCAGGTTGTCCAAATGGATTATCGGGAAGTAATACCCAAGGTTGATTTAAAATCACAAGAGTGTTGTAATAAGGATAATCTTCTTTTTTAGATTTTGAGATTCTTGAATGAATCCCCATACCAATCTTATCAGCAAGTACCTTAGCGTTGTGCATTCCACCACCTTTACCGTCAAAGGTCATCTGACAAGGTATAGACCCAATACTATCCCATAAAAACAATAAGTTATAAGGAATATCACCTTTTTCTTGAGAATCAAGAATATCATTGATGAATTCTGTTGCTTGTTCAATCACATCAAACGAATCATTAAATATGAACATACCATCATATTCATCAAGTTCGTTTTTTTCAGCCTGTAACCCCAGTTCAATAGCGTGGTCCCAACTCCATTTTTTTTCGGTGATAATAAGAACCGGTAAGTGACCTTTTCTTTGGGCGTCTGCAGCCGCAAGGATCATTGCCGTTGTTTTTGACGTATTTGAGTGACCCAAGAACATATTTATACCACCCATAATAGGTCCCGGTAATCCTGATGCCTCCATAAATGCTTCACCACAATTATAAAAACTTTCTGGTTTATATTTTGTTTTTGTTGAGAACTTACCCTTGATTACATCCAAAGATATTTCTTTCTTTTTTATTGCCATAATAATTTGTTTTGTTTTTTAAAAGATAAAAAAAAGCACCGACATTGTAAATCGGTGCCTATTATTTAGGTTCTTTTTTTTTAGAATGGTAGATCTTCATCCACATCAGAACTTAATTGTGGATCTACAGTAGTCTTTGTCTCTTGTTTTGATCCCCCAATAGAAGTTTCTGCAACAACATCATTACTATAGGCGTAACCACCTTTTTCACTATCCCAACGTGGTGTTTCACCTCTTGATAACGCTTCAAGGTATTCAATTGGTTTTTTAGAATAAACATCTTCCCAAGTCAACTCATCATTAATCCAACCATTCATTGTTTCCGCATCTTCGTGAGTTGGTGTTGGGTCATCATACATAACAGTTTGAATTACGGTATATACCGCACCTTTTGGGGTTTTTGCCTTTGTAAGTTCCAAAATTAAATCACGACCCTTATCAGAATCAGTAACATCACCTTTTGCTTTCCAAATTGGAATAATTTTATCAAGGATTCCCTCTTGTTTGTAATTGTGTTTAAATCTCCAAAACTTAACTCCGTCTTGTTCGTTATCACGATCAATTACTTTAACAATATAAAACTTACGAGCCTTATATTGTCGTGCCATTTCTTTGTCAGAATCTTTACCCGTTGACATTAATTCTTCGTGGACCTCGTTCAATGGTGATCTTTCATTATCATTTTTTCCTGGATCGTAGAATTTTTGCCATTTACCATCAACATTAAGTTCGTGAAACCATACCTCTTTGAAAGGTGATGATCCATCAGTTGTTGGTAAGATTCTAAGTCGTTTCTGACCTTGTTTCTCGTTATCCTTAAGGATTGCCGCGAAATACTTTTTCATTCTTTCTTCTTGTGTGAATTTTGAGGTGTTAGAAGAACCACCTTGTTTTGAGCTTTCATACTGAGCCAAAACCGCATCTAAAACATTTGTTGTCGCCATATATATATTAATTAAAAGTTTACATAGAAAGTATAAATAGAAAATTGTGTGTTGTCAAATTATTGTCGTAAATAAAACCACATTTTGTGGTTTTATAATTACGGCATCATATCATCGTCATCGTAGGAATTAAAAGTCCCTTTAATTTCGTTTGGTGAAAAGTCCTCAACATCATCCGATGTTAAAACATATTCATTTTTTCCTGATTTTTCCATATCTTCTTCTTTATCAATGAAAAAATCAGATAGTTTTTGATTAAAAGGTCCTGAATCCAAACTTCTTAATTCTAATTTTTCTTGTGGGGTTTTAGGTCTCATTTTTTCAACTTTAACCTCAAGAGCGTTAAGAGCATTCATAATATTGTCCATTTCACCCAACTTAGATTCCATATTCTCAAGTTGACCAAATAAATTATTAAAATACTCTTCTTGTTTATCCTCAATATTTTTTTGTGATTTTACCAAGTCAGTAATTTCAATATCTTCTTTTTCATCCTCTTCTTTACCAACTTCCTCAACATCCGGGTCATTTGCAACATCAATAGGTTCAGGCGTTGGTCCAGCTGGTGGTACAGGTGCTGCAGCATCAGGTGCCGGTGGAATATCTCCCGGTAATGGTGCCGCATCAGGTGCCGGTGGAATATCTCCCGGTAATGGCGGTGGTAAGTCAGGAATTTCTTGTTCCGTAATATAATTGTTAATAGTATTATATCTTTTAATTTCTTCTAAAATTTTATTGTCTACACTCATCTTATTACCCATTTAATAATTGTTTAATCCCTGATTTAGTTTCCACTTGGATTTTTTTATTTGTATTCATAGTGTTATCAACTCGTTCAATTAAACCATCTTTCATTCTAATTGTATAACAATCCCCACTATCAAGGTCACAAACTTCTTTATAACCATTTCCTTTGTCTTTTTCCGTAACTCTTGTGTTTTTACCCAAGTAGTTATCTAATATTAATTTAGTGTTCATAATTTTATTTATATATAAATATCGTAATTTGTTAAAAAATTTATCATTTAGTGATTATTGACCCACAATATTGTTGTATTCATTAATTGCCACAATAACTATGTTCTCATATTTGAGTTTTTCATCTTCAGGTAATTTATCATAAACATTACTTTCATTAATTGTTGGGAAATTAATAATATAGAATTTAACAATCGCTTTAGCCAATTTTTGTGGGTCATTATATGTTATAAAATTTAAAATATAACTATTGAGAGATGATATTTGACTACCATATTTACTAATCATAAAATCAACAAAATCACCAAAACTTTCAAATATTGCCAATGGTGTTTTATTCGTATCACAAAAATATTTTTTATTGAAATACTTATCCGATCCACCATACGATGATGTTAATGGTATTGTTCCGTAATTATTACCATAACTATTAAATTTACTACTTAACCTTAACGACATTATTGAATAAATTAACAACGATAAATTTTCTTTCTTTGTTGGATCATTTAAACCATCAACTTTTTGGTTAATTGTTTCTATCGCAGTTTTAATTGTTATTGTCGTCTTAACCGGTGTTTCCGTTGTATAACTTTCATATGTTAATGTTGGGAACAATTTATCACTACATTCTTGATTTGCACTTAAACCAACACCTACATCAGTATTATTAACAATATTATTTGTTTGTCCAATAACATTAGTTGTATTCGTATTTATTGACTTATTATTTTGTTCTACTTTCTCCCTAATACTTGTAAGTATTTTAGTACTTAATGATTGAATAAATCCTTCAATTTTAGGTATACTATAAAATGGTTGTCTTTGTCCCTCAATTGTTGTATCAAAACCATCCATATTTATTCTATGTGCTACTTTTGTAATCATATATGGACCACTAAACATAGGTACATTTCGTAAATTAAAGTACATCATAGGTTGCATAAGAGCGTTACCCATCATATCTATACTACATTTATAACTTCTATTTTTATATAGGTTATACAATGAAACACTTTGAGAATATCCCGCCCTGTTTTTATCTAAATTCGCCATTTGATTTAAAACCTCTAAAGATTCACTTGTTGGTAACCCAGGATCTTGAGACACATCAAACTGTTTAAATATTTGTTGGTTTTGTGGTCCAATATCCACATTAAAACCAACAACTTTATTTGATTTATCCCAATTATTTTTACCGTCTTGGTTTTCCAATAAAGGATTATCAGTTGCTCGTCTTAAATCAAAAGCATCATCCCTATAACGATAATCAACATTTTCATTCATTGCCAAATGCTTACTTGGCGGATTAGAATATAAACAAAGAAATTTTGCGGAAGTTTCTCTATAATCAACATCTAAAAATGTCCCAAATAAAGTATTTGCAAATTCTAATGTTCCTTCTGGTTTTGGTGAAGGATTTTTACTTACATCTTTCACATTATAAAAATTCGCATACGCAGGTAATGTAAAATTAACAAAATTGTTGTCAGTTAAAATTGTTTGAACTATATCAAGTAATTTATTCTTATAAGTAGCATTTTCAATTAAATTTTTTAACTTAAAAATATCAATAAGCACTTTTTGTCCAACATCCCTACTTGCCCTATCCATAAATAACACATCCTCAAATAATGTTTTACTTTTAAAATCAGTACCTGAAATCCAAGTATCATTTATAGTTTTAAATAAATCCCATAATTCGTATTTCGTTTGTTCTCCTTCAAGATTAGACTTAACATTATTATT